CATGAGTTCCTCAGGACCTTCATATTCAATCTCGTCTGGATCTGTTTCACGGATCTGTTCGATTTTGTCTATGATAGACCCCAAAGTTGAGAAGATGCTATCTATTAAAATGGCTTTTCGATATAACTGAATCTTTGATTCATCAGAGTTCAGAAGTATCCAAATGTCATCGTTAGCGTAGAATCCTTGGAAGTAATATTTTAAGGACTCGATTACTAACGTAGATGCAGGAGACGGATTACATATTCCATAAAAGTACAACGACCGTAATAAAACCGGTCTGTCGTGCTTCGTCTGGTTTATATAATCCAGGGGAATAATGGTTCTCGCGTTTCGTTCTAACAAATGTTGAGCAAGTGAGAAGACCTCAAAAGGGTTCTTCTGTACTGCCCTACATATGTTAGCCGAGATGCGCGAGACGTCTTGACCATAATTTAAGTTACGAGAGACATATTCTCCGACATAATTATTACAATTATGGCTCGGACAGTCTTTCGTTTTACTTATATTTATGTCAAGTCCTATAACCTGGGTATAATATTTAAATATTATATCCAGGGGATCGTAACACCAAAGATCATCGCCAACTTTATTAAAGAGTAATTTCTTCTCGAAAATAAAGTCGCGTTTATATTTATGGATCATTTTATACTGTTTTTCGTATATCATCTCCAATAATATTAAATCTGTCAGTGTTGCGATATCAAAAGAACCATTAGTTCCCATTCCTTGACCTCGTCCGTAATGGACGGTGTCGGTCATTCCCTCAACCTCCCAATCACAATTCACTACAAGTTTTAGCCAAGCATCAGCAAGTGTTTCGCCGTATAGTTGTTTAACGACTATATATTGATACACCGCTGGAAAGGCATCGGTCCATGATACAACGTCGTATGACTTTGTACCCGGACGGATGTTTTCTTTCAGCTTGGTAAAACCTGAAGCGTGATTGAGGTTAGAATTAACAGGAGCGAAATATTTATGGATTTGTTGTTGAGCGTCTAGCATTAGAGGCTTAAGTATAACCTGGGTCCAGTAGTCAGAAATGGCTACTAACCTTGACTTGTTCCCCTTATCAGGGATTGAAGTTATATACCTAAGTTTAGTCTTCCTATTCTCTTTTCGAGATCTTCTCGCCTTATTATTTGGCGATGTTGATTTCTTAGAGATTGGAAGGCGAGAATACTCTTCTATATATTTTATAATTAGAAGATTATTCGACTCCTCTGCGAACGCTTTGTAAGGTTCCCATAAATCAGAATTCACTAAAGCTATTGCTTCTATGTGAGCTGATTCATGTTTCCTTACTTTGTTAGGTCCTTTCGAGACTAGGTTGACGGTAGGGGCGGCAGTTAAGTCCGCTTCACACTCATACCCGGTCTTCTTCACCCAGTAGCTAACGTATTCTTCGAATACAGTTAACTCTTTGGGATCGATCTGAAAAGTCCTAACCAAATCCCCGACGTCTACAGTTTTATTATCCTTTACTAGTCTGTTAAGATATAGTAAAGAACGTAAAACCCTGTCAGACGTCGGACACTTCTTATGTAATGCGTTGTGAGCAAGTTCTTGAAGCATTGAAAGTTTCTTAGGAAACTTCATGACCTTCGATAATGCGATCGCCAAGTTCGGTTCGGGGTTTCCACCCTCCACCAGCCTTAATATATACAAACGTATATCATTAAAACTCTTGGTACCTTTAATAACGCCATGGTTCAGGATAAGTTTGTTATGAAAACAGACTACCTGATCCACCATATCCTCTACAGAAAAGATAGTAGTAATATTATCTTTCTGGAGAAGTGATTTAAGAGTGTCGATAAATACTTTCGAAATTTCTCTAATAATACCTAAGGGTGCCAAACCCTTATCGTGTTGTTCGTGAAGTTTGATTGCTGTCCTTTTACGATTCGCTTTAGTAAGACGTGTCTTTTCGAACGAATGAACTTTCGTATCAGTAATAGGTTCTGGCAACTTCTTGTTAGAAGTGACCCCAAACATTAATTGACTTAAAGAAGAAGAACGCTGGTGAGCTTTATAGCTCACTTCACGATCTTTTATAATCAGAG